TGCTGCATTTGATGAAATAAGTAAATCAGGAAATGAAGTTGCAACTGCACAACAGTGGTTAGGGTTTTTAAAAGGATTAAGAAATAAAGGGATCAAAGCTGAAGAATTATCTGATTCTGGTCTTGTGATGTTTAAAGGAGACGAAGCAATTGGTGGAGACATATTTAGAATAGCACAAGATAATCCTAATACAAAAATTACTAAAGGTGAAATATTAGCAGCATTAGAAACTAATCCAACATATAGATTAAAAATAAAAGATTATAATTATCCAATCAATACTGAAGAAGTATTAAATACTTATCCAACGTTTGCTAAACTAAGTAAAGATGTAGACTCTATGATTTTAAGAAAATCAACTGAGATGTCTGATGTTGCAGCACGGTCTAACATTACTGCAATTACTGAAGCTCTAGCTGGAGATCGAATGATCTTTAATGATTTAGCAGCAAGACTGTCTACTAATCAAAACAATGTAAATTCTTTAAAACAAACTAGAAGACGATTAAATGAAACATTAGATACTTTTAACGATAATGAAAAGTTAATGGTACGAAGTTTAATTGATGAATATGATAAAGCAATTGAAATTGCAGAACGAGGAGTAGGAGCAACCACTGCACCAAGACACAAAGGAACTTTTCCTGGTGGTGGATATGACTATAGAGAAAAAGTTTTATTCTTAGATGAATCTATTCCAGGTAACTCTGATCCTAAAAAAGTATGGTCGGTACACTTTAATGAACCGAATGCAGTGACCTTTGTTAGATACGATACTAGAGGGGTAGACAATTATGGTGATACATACTTCATGGTTGAACTCCAATCAGACCCTCATCAAACGTTAGCGAAAGAAGGATCTAGACACTTTAAACAGTTTAAATCAGGAGACACTAATATAAATCCTAACGAAATGAATAGACGAAATCCATATGGTAGAAAGCTAACATCGAATATTAAAAAACGAGAAGTCCAAGATTTATTAGATGAGATTCAAGAGTACAATAAGATTGCTATGGATAGACCACTATCTCCACCTGAGTTTGATAGACTAGGTGAATTAAATAAACAATTAAAAATTAAAGAAGCTGAATTACAAAGAGCACCTGCAAGACCAGGAGAAGCTAGACCAAGTGAGTATAGTGGAGGCAATAAAGCTATGTATGATTTTTCAAATCGAGGTTATGACTATTTTCCAATGGGTAATGAAAATACTTGGGTTAAAGCAAATATTAAATCGTTAGTCAGTGATGCAAGAAAAAATAACAAAAGATATATTGCATTAGCTCCAGCTGACTTCTTTCAATTAGGTGTTAACAACAAACAGAAGATTGAACAGTTCTATGGATTAGGTGGAGATCAAATATCTGGTGATCTTCTTCTTAGAGAAGGAGATACAGGTAAGGCATTATTTGATAATTCCAAAGGAGAAGGATTTGGTAAATATCGAGACTATAAAACAGGGGAACTAAAAGGAACTGCAGTGGTGCCTAAAGCTATGCAAGATGTTGCAAAAGAAATAGGAGCTCAAGTAATAACTAGAAAAGTATATCACTCAGACCCTCAAAAACCTTACAAAATATTCGATACAGATAAAAATGTTCCTATGTATGCATTTAAGAAAAAATACGAAATGGATGAGTTTTATGACAATATTGACTATAGAGGCAATTTAGAAAAAATGGAAATGGATGGGGATGATCCTAGAAATTTCGTTCAAAGTATAGTAATAGATTTACAAGGATCTTCAAAAGGAAAAATGAAGGGATATAAATTAGGAGGATTGGTAGAAGTGGATAGATCTAACTTCGCACCATTATTTTAATGATTGATAAATATATTAAAAAAGCTACCATGCAAGCTGAAAAAGTATCTGACAATGTTAGTGGACAAATTGCTCAACCACAAAAAGTTGCAGGTGGAGTAGAAGGGTTTAAAAAAGAATCAGAGCTTAGATTAAAAAAAGGTGGTATGGCTTGTAAGGGTCAAGGGCTAGCAAGAAAAAAGAAATTTAAGGTGTATTAATGTCAAGAGAAGATTTAGAAAACAGAGAAGAATTAGAAATCGAAGAACAAGGTACAGGGTCTATTCCTGAAGATGTAGATACTGTAATTGATGAAGATGAAAATGTAATTGCAGGTGAAGTCCCTGAAGAAGTTGAAGAAGAATCCTTTTATGCTAACTTAGCAGAAAGATTAGATGATCAGACCCTAGCTAGACTTGGATCTGATTTAGTATCAGATTATGAACAAGACAAAAGATCAAGACAAGAATGGGTAGACACATACATTAAAGGTTTAGACTTATTAGGATTCAAATATGAATCTCCAACTAGACCGTTCTTAGGTGCTGCGGGTGTAACCCATCCATTACTAGCAGAATCAGCAACACAGTTTCAAGCACAAGCAATAAAAGAATTAGTGCCTTCAGACGGACCAGTCAGAACCGAAGTCATCGGTGCACAGACAGATGAAAAAATAGATCAAGCATCTAGAGTTAAAGATTACATGAACTACATGCTTATGAACAAGATGGAAGAGTATACTCCTGACATGGATCAAATGTTATTTATCCTTCCACTAACAGGATCTACATTTAAAAAAGTTTATTTTGATCCAGTATTAAACAGAGCTTCTTCCAAATTTATTAAAGCAGAAGATTTAGTAGTGCCATACAATGCCTCTGATTTATCTGATGCAAGTAGAATTACACAAATTATTCAAACATCAGAAAATGATTTAAGAAAATTACAAGTTTCTGGGTTCTATAGAGATATAGAACTTCCGAAACCAGTTTATAAACAGAACAAGGTTCAAGAGAAAGTTTATGAGCTGGAGGGCGTGTCCGCAAATGATGGACGGGATCGTGGAGGGTTATATAATTTAATTGAGGTTCATACGAACTTAGATATACCTGGTTATGAAGACCAAGATGGAATCAAAGTTCCTTACATAGTTACTATTGATGAAGACTCTAGAAAAGTTTTATCTATCTATAGAAACTATAAAGAAAATGATCCGATGAAACAAAGAAAAAATTTCTTTGTGCACTATAAGTTTTTACCAGGACTTGGGTTCTATGGTTTTGGTTTAATACATATGATTGGTGGACTAAGTAGAACTGCAACTTCTGCATTAAGACAATTGTTAGATGCAGGAACATTATCAAATCTACCTGCTGGATTTAAGTCTAGAGGTTTAAGAATTAGAGATGATGCTGAACCATTACAACCAGGTGAGTTTAGAGATGTAGATGCTCCTGGCGGAAACATCAAAGATCAGTTTCAATTTTTACCATTCAAAGGCCCAGATCAAACTTTATTTCAATTGTTAAATTTCTGTGTTGAGTCTGGACGAAGATTTGCATCTATTGCTGATATGAAAGTTTCTGACATGAACGCACAGTCACCTGTTGGAACTACAATGGCGATCCTTGAGCGGGGGTCGAAGGTTATGTCAGCTATTCACAAAAGATGTTATTATGCAATGAGACAAGAATTTAAGATGTTAGCGCAAGTATTTGCTGACTATCTACCACCAGAATATCCATATGATGTTGTAGGTGGAAATAGATTTATTAAACAAGCTGACTTTGATGATAGAGTCGATGTAATACCAGTAGCAGACCCTGATATTTATTCTATGACACAAAGAATACAGGTTGCACAAGCTGAGTTACAACTTGCTCAATCCAATCCTCAAATGCATGACATTCATGAAGCATACAAAAGAATGTACCAAGCTTTAGGAGTTAAAAATATCAATGGTATTTTAAAACCACCACCTGAACCTCCAAAACCTTTAGACCCTGCAATTGAAAATACAGGTGCATTACAGATGGTAATACCAAAAGCATTTCCTCAACAGGATCATGAAGCACACATTCAAGCACATATGGCATTCATGACATCGAGAATGGTTCAAGTAAATCCGCAAATTTATGGATTACTTCAAGGTCATTTAATGGAACACGTGTCATTACAGGTTAAACAAGAGATATTACAGATGTTTAATCAAGATCCAAGAATGGCAGAACTGCAATCTACTGATGAAGAAGCGTTTACTATCGAGTTTGACAACGCTGTTGCACAAAGAATTGCTCAAAGAGTTCAAGAATTAGTAGCAATGGAGCAACAATTCAATGCTCAACAGAACCAAGATCCACTTTTAGCTCTAAAACAGAGAGAATTAGACCTAAGAGCAATGGATATTAACCGAAAAGCACAAGAAGAAGCTCAAAAAATGGAATTTGAGGCGAATAAATTCAGTGCACAACAAACTTTAGCCGAAGACAAGTTGAATTTGAACGAAGAATTAGGTAAAAAGAGAGTAGAATTACAAGAAGAGAAGCTAGAACAGGAGAAAGATCGTGCCCCTAAACAAGAAAGGTAAAAAAATTATGAAATCTATGAAAGATCAGTATGGATCTAAGCGTGGAGAGCAAGTTTTTTATGCATCTATGAACAAAGGCAAGATTAAAGGTGTTGAAAAAAAGAAAAATGGCGGATTAGGAGAAAAATCTGGCCCTCCACCTAAAAAAGGCCCTGCATCACAAGGTATAAAATTAAAAGTTGCTAAATTTAGAGGTGGTGGAGGCTATCAAGGGGGTAGAGCTGACACTCCAGGAGGAGCTTCACCAGCAGGTGGAGTAGAAAGAGGAGGAGGACGTGATCCTTCAGCACAATTTAAAGATTCAAAACCAATATCATCACAGGGAAGACAAAATTTAGCTGCTCAAAGAAAAACAGCAAGAGAAACTATTAGTCCTTCAACAAAAGTTAGTTCACAAATAGCAGCTGGACTAGCTGGAGCAGGAGCTAACATGATTGTTCCTGGTTCTGGGTTCGCTGTCCGACGTGGTATATTAAATAGAATGGATGCTACGCCTTATTGGAGTAGAGATAAAAAAACTAAAAATGATTTTACTCCTACAAGAGACGGTGGTGATGGAGGACAACAACCAATTATTCTTCCAACTAAAGTTGCATCAACAAGCACTGTTCCTATTCCATTAATGAAAGTTCAACCTAAAACTTTTGACTTTGAATACAAAGAAGGTGGATTAGTTAGAGGATCTGGTAAAGTATTAAAAGGTAAAGTTAAGAAAGCGAAGATTTACTAATGTGGTTTAGTGCACTTAAATTAGCAGCCAAAGCAGGAGCTCACGTATATCAAAACAGACAAAAAACTAAGATGTTAATGGCAGATGCGCAAATGCGTCACGCTGAGAAGATGGCTAACGGACAA